CGCGCTCAACGCTCCGTTTTGCCCTGCCGCAGCAACCGCAATTCCTACCGTTTGCGGGTTGGTTCCTAAAACCTCTAAACCGTTTGTTTTGGACGGGTCCACGCTTAACGAATAAGATGTAGCGCCCGAACCTACCTCGACCCACTTTGAGGGATTAAACGCCCCCGTTGTTGCTTCGGTGCATCCCCAAAGTATTTCGCCCCCGCCGTTGTCATACGTTACCGCCTCGCCTACTTCGTAGCTTCTCGACGGGTCGTAATTTTTTAAACCAATTAAATGTTTATCACTTACTTTATTGAAAGAAGAGACAGCAACATCTTTGTTTTGTTCCCTCACGTCTGCCGCTGAGATTTCACCGTTTGAGTTGTCCGGCTGTCTCGAATTAGCGTTGTTGATTAGTTCCTGCGTTGTTAACATAATTAATTAAATGAATTATCGAAACCACTATCAAATGCGCCGCCTGTTGTTGCGTCGCTTTCATCCGTGGCAATAGTTACGTTTTTGATTGCTACAAAGTCCACCACGGCGTTTTGTTGTGGTGTATAAGTTAATTCTGTCCCCGAGCGTATATCCTGGTTAAAATCAATTTGAGGGTTGTCCTTTACTAAGTCAACCGCCCCCGAAATATCACCGTAAGTCATTAAAGCAATATCGAATATGTTTTGCCCGTTTGATGTCTTAAATATTGCCATTGTTTCGTCTTCCTGTTACAAAGACGCCGCCGTCTTTATCAAATTTTATACCGTCCACTCTGTAACCGTCCGCAATCAATTGAATTTTGATTTCTCGCGATACCCTTTGAATTGATCCGCTTTGACTTTGTTTTCTTTTGATCCCAACACCCACCGTTGGAAATTCTTTCCAATGTCCGATGTATGAATCAATAATATCATCAACATGGCGCGTGTCGGACTCTGAAATCTCAAAGTCTCCCCCCGAGTCAATAAATAAATCCCCGTTATCATCCAACCTTATGTCGTGCGCCTTTGCCATTGTTACAATATACGGTTTTACCCGTGTTTAACGTTTTGATTTTCGATATTTTCCCAATCTTCTACGGGTAACGCTTTAACCTTTACCAATAAGGGTGTTAAACTTGTTTTAAAAGCGCCCGCGGACGAATCCGGAGAACTTTCATTCAACGCGTCCACGATCCCGTCAATTCTCGCTGTCATTCGGTCCAATTGCGTTCGCATTTCGTCCGCTATCAAAACGCCCCCCAACTGATCCCCGCGCACCGCTACCGTTTCCACTTCTGAGAACATCGAAATAACAGCACGAGTTTTTGAGGTAAAAGAAACCACTACAACCGAACCCACAACCGGGACTAACAAAAAACCATTTTCGGTTTCTCCTGCGGTTAACTTCACACCGTTGATTGGTGCGTCTCCGTTTAGGGGCTTTACAACACACGTTGCCCCCTCCACACTTTCAATTGTTCCAATTTGTGCGTATTGCTCCGTATTTGTTTTCGAAGCCTGTTGTATTAAATCAATTAAATTCATGCAACCCGCTGTTTTATTGAAATTATTTGCCTTATTCCACCCATACCGCATTTAGTAACAACTTTATCCACAATATAAGAACCATTTTGTTCGGGAATTTTCGGGTTTGTCAAGTCTACAATATCCCCGTGTTCGACCCACTGATGACCGAAAGTTAAAAAAGAGCCGTCGAAGCCGTCATACTTGTATTCCTCAACGTGTGACTCTGCTATCTTTAGCAACTCGTTTTCGTCCGAAATGCCGTTGAAATGCAATGTTCGTGTGGACCCGTCCGCGTCTCCTGCCTCTGCTTCAATTTTTGAATTGTCATCTTGTATTGAGATGGCTTTTACTTTTATTTTCCGATCAAATGCGTTTATGTATTCCATTGATTCGCCGTCGATTATGTCGTCGTACATTGTAAAACCGTGGCGTGTTTGTAACTCCGGAACGTACGACAAACCAATGTAAAGTTTACCGCCTCGAAACCATGAAAAAATCTTATGCTTTTTCCTTAGTTCGTCCAAGATCTGAGCCGTTGACGCGTCCGAAACCCTAAAGTCCCCCAACGTTTGTTTTTTTGTTACCTTATAATCGACCCCCGCAGGGATTATTTTTTTCAATAGTTGGTCCAATGTTGGGTTTTCGAGTGTGAAAGTATGTGAATTTTGCTTCAATTTCCACATTTCGTCGTCTAACCTAATATCCAAAGGGAACTTGTTTGTGACCCCCGAAATAACACCGTTGAACCTCTCAACAATTTTGTGGTCGTAACCAATAGAAATTCGTACCGAATCCCCACGTTTGAAAACGGCTTTTTCTCCCTTTGTTACGTCGGTAATGGTCGCCCCCGAATCATCAACGAAATTAATGTTCCTCGGAATTGTTATTTTCCCTATGTCACTTAGTTGGTTATAACTCGATTCGATTTCTATATCGTTTGTAAACCCGAAAGTAACCGTTTCAAATTCCGTTTTGCTCGTTACCTGGTACATTTTATCGCGTTTTTATTTGTAACTCGATTGGGTCATTTGATAAACAACGAATTTGAAATGGCTGAGTGTTTTGCACCCCCTCCGGTTGTGGGAATGAATACGACATAACAACAACACTATTGATTCCAAAAATATCGTTTAAAAACCTTGACGCAATACCAATTGTCGTTTGTGCTTTCAATATGTCCATTAACGTTGAAACATCCGTTTCCGGGTAGGTGTTCGCGTCGGGGTGAACAATCAAACCGTTTATGTTTATGGCAAAATCCCCGTCCGAAATGTACTCCTTTATAGTTCCGTTTCGTCCTTGTATCTCTGTTGTCACTATGTTTTTAGCTTGCGCCACGTCAAAAAGTACGGTGTCGATCCTTAGACCCTCGCCACTTTCGCCCCCTCCATATTGTATTTCCTCGCCTTGTAAATTCTTATAATTACCGCCTATAAAATCCAAATTCGAGAAAACCGGTGTACCTAAATAAGACGTAACCGTAAGCCCGCTTTCGTTGACGTCGGCATCCGTCGCCGTGTCCGTTCCGTCGGCTCTGCCTCCATAGATTGAAGTTCTCAACCTCTGCAACCCGAATTGGGTTAAAATCTTTGTGGGCTGTATTCGAGTAACGTTCGTTAACTCGGTTTGTAAGGGGAATTTATTTTCGTCCATTTTTCAAAATTAATCTTTCGTAAAGTTGGTCTTTTTGTTCGTTCAATTCCGTTAATCTATCGAGCATCAACCGTTCGTCTCGTTCTGTTCTTTGGCTTAGTTCTTCGTGCAAAGTTTTATACTCCAACACCATGAAGTAAGAAACAGCGCAAAGGACCACAACCAAAAATGATTGTTCGAATATTTTTGCAAATATTTCTGTTTTCATCTTCTTATCATATTGTAAATCGCATTGCTAAAAGTTTCGTTCACTTTCTTGATTTTCAAATCAAAAAACGGGTTGGCTTTCCTGTACTCACTCACTCCAATATAAAATAAAGTTGATAGTAAAATAACTAGCACTATTTTTTCCACGCTTTTTTGAACCAATCTTTTATCCATTATTCCGCAATTAAATTAACATCGTTAACAGCCGACACCAAAGCACGCGAAACGGCATCCTTTACTTGTCTTTGCATTTTCTCCAAATTCTCCGCTTGTACGCTAAAGTTCTCTATTAGTGAACCGATCTCGACATTTATCGAGGTAGGTCGCCCCGAACTTGCGCCCGAAATGCTCGATTTGCTTTTGTCTTTTGCTTTGTCTTTTGTGGCTCCGCTTGTTCCTGCAGCTTTAGACATTCCGTTCGCTCCCATTGCCCCGTTTTTCTTGGCTTGTTGCTCTGCGGAAAAATTCATCTTTGATTTTAAACTTGCTTCTTTTGAGGCATCAACAACCCCACTAAATAAATGCCCCCCCTCTCCGTCGTTCATGGCGTTTTGCATCATTCCCACCGGCGATAAGTTGAATAGTCCATTCCCTAAAGCCTTTGCCGCGGAACCGTAGTTTCCTTTTTGGAACTCGTCCCATGCTGTAATAAATGGCGAAAAAGTGTTTTTTACGAACTTTGCGATATTCGCCCCGAACTGCTTAATTCCACCCCAAACGCCGTCAAAGAAAGCGCGTACCTTTTTATTTTTGTGGTATAGAACCGTGAAAACTGCGACCAAAGCCGAAAGCGCCACAATCACCAATCCAATTGGGTTTGCAGCCATTACAAAATTCAACGCCGTTTGTGCGCCCGTCATTATTGCCGTCCCTATTGCTGCAGAATTAACCGCAATTGTATAAATTCCCCAGGTCGTAGCAACTCCAACAATAACAAGCCCCAAGCTTTTTAGCATGTCTAAATTTTTACCGACCCAATCAACGGTGGCAATCATCCCATCGATTACAGTGGTAAAAAACCCCGCGGACGACTCAACCATTGAACCGATTAAGAAAGTAACTTTTCCCATTAACGTGGACCACTTACCACCAATCGTTTGCGAAATGTTCTCCATACCGCCGTTGAATCTTCCGCCCTCTCCTGTCGCATTTCTAAATGCCTCGTTTACGTCCTCGACTGATATTTGACCCAACGACATTCGTTTCCTCAATGACTCCATTGACTCCCCGGTGTCCTCGCTCATTTGCTGTAACGGGTTGAACCCTGCATCCACGAGCATGTTCAATTCTTGACCCATCAATTTGCCGTTGGCGACTACTTTACCGTAAATCATTGCCATGTCATCAAACGAACGTGTTGAGAGCGCCGAAACATCTCCTAGCATGTTCATGGTTCCCATGACGTCTTCCGCCTGGACACCGAACGCCAAAAGCGTTTTACCGGCTTTTTGCACCTCGTCCGTTTGAAATGGCGTAACGTTTGCGAACTCGCTTGTTTCTTCGAATAGCTTGTTCCCCTTTTCTACGTCTCCAACTAAAGTTTGAAAACCGATTCGGGCTTTCTGCATGTCTGCGCCTGCTCCGATTGCAAAGGAAGCTAAATTCTTTAGACCTTGACCAATTGCCGCAACACCGCCCGCAATTAGGTTTCCACCAACAATTGATTTAAGCATTCCCAAACCTCCGGATGACGACGTGGTTTTCTTCAATGCGCTATCCAATCCCGCCGCCTCGCTTTTGATCTTAGACAAAGGATTCGACATTGAGTCAATGAGTTTGAACTCAAATTCGGCTTTTTGCATTCCCGACATTGTTATTTGTTTTGGTCTTAATTGTAATATACGAAAAAAGGTGTGGACGTTATGTCCCCACCTTATTTTTCCAATTCTTTTGCTCCTCGTTTATCACCCAACGAACACGGGCGACCATGTCAAAGAATTTGTCGTCGTCCCAACTTTGTATCGTCTCAATGTCTAGTTTTAAATGATAAACCAACATTGATTCCCAACACCATAATTCGTTTTCCTCGGTGCGTTTGTCTAACTCGGTGTCGAAATCCGTTTCGCGGTCATCCCCAGGCTTAAAAAATAGTTCATTAAGAACGCCCAAAGACAACCGCAAATGTTCTACACCTTTGTG